TTTAAGGCGCCATCTTTCCCTACTTTCCCAACTTTCCCAACGTTCCCTACGTTCCCAACTTTCCCAACGTTCCCAACGTTCCCTTACTTCCCATCATTTAAGGCGCCATCTTTCCCTACTTTCCCAACTTTCCCAACGTTCCCTACGTTCCCAACTTTCCCAACGTTCCCAACGTTCCCTTACTTCCCATCATTTAAGGCGCCATCTTTCCCAACTTTCCCAACGTTCCCTACGTTCCCAACGTTCCCTACGTTCCCAACGTTCCCAACGTTCCCAACTTTTAAAGCAAGTAAATCTTGTTTAGAAGCAAATACCAGGTTGCTAACATTAAATAATGGTTATGTTGCAGCAAAAGATATATCAATTGGAGATAAACTAGTTTCTATTTCAGCAGCAGACTTTGGCAATCAATCAATGAAGTTCTTTAATGTCAATAAAGATGTAAATCTTGTAGGCGTTGAAGTTATTAAATCTGAAATGTCAACAAAGGATGTTCTTTCATTCAACGGAACAGAAAAGTATTTCTCTTACGGACAGCCAATATTCATTAAACAAGACGGACTTGCAACATGGGTAGAAGCGGGATCCGTAAAAATTGGAGATACGCTATTAACAATAGACGGCTCTACAATAAATGAAGTTTTGGTTAACTCCATAGAGACAGATACTGATAAAGAAGTATACGATATTAGGACACTAGAAAACCAGTGGTTTATTGCAGAAGGATTTATTGTAATTAGTTAATAAATAATGCTGTATAATATACAGATAGGCAGTAAAAGGAGGAAAAATGGCTACCAGCTTTCCAACAAGTAAAGATAACCTCTCTAATCCATCTGCAAATGATGAGCTTACGGGACATGCGGCACAACATACAAATGCCAATGATGCAATTGAGGCACTAGAAACAGCAGTAGGTGTAACTGGATCAACAGATTCAAACTCTATCACATATAAGGTTAACCTTATAAATGACACACTGGTTTCAATGACAAATGCAACAGATGCAATTTCAACTCTTTTTGGCCTTGAAGGCAACAACGACCTAACAGTCAATGGAATTGAGAATAAGACAACTATAGATAGCTTCCAAGCATCAAACTATAGAACAGCTACCTATTCTCTTCAGATAAGTCGTGGAACAGAATACTACTTTTCCAATATCAGCGTTCTTCACGACTCTACAAACATATACGTATCAGAGTCAGATATAGTCTCAAATACAAGCAGCAACCTTGCCAATGTATTATTTGAACAATCTAATGGTATAATTAATCTAACAGTCACACCAGTTTCAACTGCTGTAACGGCTAGATATTTTAGAACGGCATTAAAGTAAATAAAAGCAGTAAGAGGAGTCATAAATTATGGCAATTGTAAACAAAAACTTTAGAGTAAAAAATGGCCTTATTGTCGACGGTTCAGTCGCAACAGTAAATGGCTATAATGTATTAACAGAAGCTTCAACAGCTTTTATCATTTCAACAATTGGTGGAGCAGCTGATACAGCTAATACACCTAATGCCGTTGTTAAGCGTGATGGTAATGGAAACTTTGCTGCAGGAACAATTACAGCAACTTTTGTAGGTAACCTAACTGGTAATGTAACAGGAACAGTTTCAAGCCTTTCAAATCATACAACTAATGCTTTAGCGGAAGGCACAGGCGCAGGAGCTAATTTATATTTTACTAATGCTCGTGCATTAGCTGCAACAGCAGCTGCATATGATGCAGCAGGCTCAGCAACAACAGCTCAGGCAAATGCAGCAACAGATGCAACAACAAAGGTTGCAGCAGAAGCAACAGCACGTAACTCAGCAATTGCATCAGCAATTGCTACAGAGGTTGCTGATAGAAATACCGCAATTGCAACAGCTAAAGCAGCAGCAGAAGCAGTTGCATCAGCAGATGCTACATCTAAGGCTAATGCAGCCCAAGCCGCAGCTATCGCAGCAGCAGCAACAGATGCAACAACAAAGTCAGCAGCAGCATTAGCATCAGCTAATACTTACGCAGATGGAAAAGTTTCAGCACTTGTTGATTCAGCTCCAGCTCTTCTAGACACACTTAATGAATTAGCAGCAGCAATCGGAGACGATGCTAACTTTGCAACAACGCTTACAACATCAGTAGGCACAAAGGTATCCAAGGCTGGCGACACAATGTCTGGCAACCTTGCAATGGGCACAAACAAGATCACTGGTCTTGGAACTCCTACAGCTGGAACAGATGCAACTACAAAAGATTATGTAGACACAGCTAATACAAATCAATCTACAACCCTTACTGCAGCAATTGCAACAGCTAAATCAGAAGCTATATCAACAGCGTCTTCAGATGCTACAACTAAAGCAAATGCGGCGCAATCAGCTGCTACATCAGCTGCAACAACTGCTCTTAATGCAGTAAAAGATGGTACAACAGCATTTACAGCAGTAAATGTAAATGATGTAGCATCAGTCAAAGCAGCAACCACAACAGTATCATCAGCAAGCACTGTAAATGCTCTCACATGGGCAGCAGCAGATTATCGTACAGCTAAGGCTCTTGTTAAGTTCAAGAATGGAGCAAATACTCAAGTTTCTGAGATCTTGCTCACACTTGATACCAGCAATAACGTAGCAATAACAGAATTTGGTTCAATTGGAACCAACGGAGATCTAGGCTCAATTTCAGCAGCCTATGTTTCAGGAAATGTTTCAATATCAGTAACCACAGTATATGCCTCGACAGATGTCATGGTATACGCAACATTAATTAAATAATTAAATAAGAAGGTATGGGGTCCTTTCAAAACCCCAACAAAACAATTAGGGGATATGTGAACTTAAATGGCAACAGTAAATAAAAACTTCAAGGTAAAAAATGGCCTTAATGTAGCAGGTGCTGCGACTTTTGATGCAGCAGTAAATGTAGAAAACTTAGTCTTAAATTCAACCCCCCTAGCTTTTGACTCCTCAACTGGACGACTAAAAATCCAGATTGGCGGAATTTGGAGAGAAATTGCTCTTTTAACAGATGCAACAGAAGATCCAACAGCATTAACATTCATGGACATTGGTTTGGCTATCGACTACGATGGCAAGCCAGTATACAGCGTTTTTGCTAATGGAGTAAACACCGTAGGAACAAAGTTTGCCGATGGTGGAAGCTATACAACAGATACATTTAGCTACACATTCGATTCTGGAACAATTGCTTAATTGTTTTGGAATTATTGTGATGCTATAATTACCAAATAAGTCTAAATAAGGGGTGGCATAAATGTCAACAGTAAGAATTCAAGTAAGAAGAGGAACCGCCTCACAGTGGACCTCAGTAAATCCAATTTTGGCAGCAGGAGAAATGGGTGTTGAGTCAGACACAAACTTATTTAAGTTTGGTAACGGCACCGCAACATGGACCGCCCTTGCATATGCTAATAATTCAGACGTAGCAATATCAGAAATTTCACAAGATGCAGTTAACAATGCCCTTACAATGGGTTCAGGTTTAACAAAGACTTACAATGATGGTGCAAACACCATAACAATATCAGTAGACAATTCATACTTTACAGAACTTGCACAAGATGCAATTAACTCAGCATTTGTTGAGGGTAATGGTATTACTAAAGTATACAACGATACAGGAAACACATTTGCAGTCGCAGTAGATACTTCAGTAATTGCTAATAAGACATATGTAACAGATGCAGTTGCAGGTTTAGCAAATACAGTAGATACAGACTATCTTCCAGTTTCAGATCGTGGTGTTGCAGGTGGAGTAGCTTCACTTAACAATAGCGCATTGATACCAGACAATCAAATTAATGAGTCATTCTGGGCAACAAAGCTTGACGTTGCTTCATTAAGTTCAGGACTTCAAATTAAGGGTTCAGTTCGTGTAGCATCAACAGCAAACTTTGCTTCAACTAGAGCAGCTGGAACAGCAGATGCATCAGGTGGAAATGGAGTTGGAGAAAGACTAACAGCTTCCGCAAATGGAGCACTTTCAATTGATGGCATTACAGTAGCCGCAGGAGATAGAGTTCTTCTTAAGAACCAAACAGATGCAAAGCAAAATGGTATTTATACAGTAACAAATGCAGGTGGATCTTCAGCAGCAGCAGTTTTAACTCGTGCAACAGATTCAGATAACAGCGTAGACGGAGAAGTCAGAGAAGGCCTCTTTACATTTACACAAGAAGGAACTGCAAATGCTCGTGACGGATATGTTCTTCTAACAGAGGGCTCTAGAGCAGGAGAAATCTTCCAGCTTGGAACAGATTCTCTTAACTTCACACAGTTTACAGGAGCAATACCAGTAACAGTAGGAACTGGCTTAACAAATTACAATGATCAAATAATTGTAGATTTTGAAACAGTTGCTCAAAAGTCTAATTTAGATACATTTATTTCATCAACAACAACCAACTTTACCAACAACACTTCAGCACTTGACAGCTTAGATGCAAGACTTGATTCAGCCGAAGCAGATATAGATGCAGTTCAACTATATGGCCCAAGACTAACAACAGCTGAAACAGACATTACAGCTATCAAGGCAATTAATGTTACACAGACTACTGCCATAAACGATTTAACAACAGTCAATGGAACCCAATCAGCAGCAATCGCAGCCATTGAAACAAAAAATACAGATCAAGATACTCTTCTTGCCACACATACAACAGATCTTGCTACTAAGGGTAGTCAAATTACAGCAATTCAAGGAGTTAATGCTACACAGACTTCTGACATTACTGCAATCAATACATCAATAACATCAATTAATACAAACTTAGCTCCAAAAGCATCACCTACATTTACAGGAACAGTTGTTCTTCCAGCAACAACATCAATAGGAAATGTTTCAGCAACAGAAATTGCTTACGTAGATGGTGTTACTTCAGGAATTCAGGCACAAATCGATACAAAGCTTGCAACAGCAACAGCAGCATCTACATATGCAACAATTTCAAATGTAGCGCTAAAAGCACCACTTGCAGATCCAACATTTACAGGAACTGTATCGGGTGTTACAAAAGCACATGTTGGACTAGGCAATGTTGATAATACAGCAGACTCAGCTAAGCCAGTTTCAACAGCTCAAGCAGCAGCAATTGCAACAGCTAAGTCTGAAGCTCTTGCAGAAGTTACAGCAGTAATTGCAGGTGCTCCAGCAGCACTAAATACACTTGATGAACTTGCAGCAGCTTTAAATGATGATGCAAACTTTGCTTCAACAGTAACAACAGCAATTGCAGGTAAGGTTGCTTCATATACAACAGTCACTAATAAAACAGCAAGCTTTGGAATTAATGATGCAGACTACCACGATGGATGGCTAGATGTAGATTCTACAGGAGATGTAGTAATTGTTGTTCCAGTAGATGGTACAAATGCACGAACATATGCAGTAGGAACATCACTTGATATATTTAGAGCAAATACAGGAAACGTAACAATTACAGCTGGTTCAGGAACAACAGTAAATGGAACTCCAGGATTAAAGCTAAGAGCACGTTACTCTTCGGCAACATTGTTTAAGAGAGCAGCAAATACATGGGTCCTTATCGGAGACCTAACAGCTTAATAAATAAAATTATAGGAGATATAAATGGCAAATAAAAGAGTAGGTATTCAATCATCGGCCCAGGACAACTTCCTAGAGCCAAATGCAGTCACATCTTTAGCTGCTACTGCCGTAAATGGCGGAGCAAGCGGAAATGGATCAGTAAACCTAACTTGGGAATTACCAGCTGCATCTCCACCAGCAACACTTTACACAATTACATCAACTCCAGTTACAACAACACAAAGCACCACAGGAACTTCATTTTCCTTTCCTGGCTTAAATGGAGGAACATCTTATACATTTACTGTAGTAGCATCAAATGCAGCAGGAAATAGCTTACCAGCTACTTCCTCTGCAGCTACTCCAACTACTTTGCCAAATGCGCCATCAGCGCCAACAGCATCTTCTCCAAATGCTAATCAAGACGTAGTTTCTTGGTCAGCACCATCTAATTTAGGAGGAACTCCAAATACTGGATATACTCTTAAGTCCTCAGATGGACCAACTTATGATCTTGCTGCAGGAGTAACATCAACAACAATTAATGAAACGGCTGGAACAGCGCAGACTTATCAAGTTCTTGCAAAGAATGCAAATGGTAATAGCCCTTATTCAGCTTCTTCAAATAGCGTTACTACAACCGCACCATACTTCCCACCGTACTTCCCATTCTTCCCACCGTTCTTCCCATTCTTCCCGTTCTTCCCACCATACTTCCCACCGTACTTCCCGTACTTCCCATTCTTCCCACCATACTTCCCACCGTACTTCCCGTACTTCCCATTCTTCCCACCATACTTCCCACCGTTCTTCCCGTACTTCCCATTCTTCCCACCGTTCTTCCCGCCTGGGTTTGGACCGTTCTTCCCACCAGGGTTCGGACCGTTCTTCCCACCGTTCTTCCCACCAGGGTTTGGACCTTACTTTAAGTCTAAGTTTTGTATTGAAGAAGACTCACAGCTGTTAACTTCAAATGGATATATCTTAGCAAAAGATGTAAAGGTTGGAGATGTACTTCTCACAATTGATCCATCTGAACTAAACAATGGAGATATGACTTCAGATATAGTTCTAAGAAATAAGGTAACACTTAGCGAGACAACTGTTGTCAAGCATGAATTAAGTCAAAAAGATTTAATTAAGTTCAACGGCTCTGATACACTATTCTCAGAAGGACAGCCAATCTTTGTAAAAGAAGGCGAACTAATTAAATATAAGGAGACTGGACAGGTTCAAGTTGGAGACATACTTGTAACCCTAAGAATAGAATCTTGCGAGATAATATTTGAGACAGTTGACACTATTGAAAAGCTTCCAGCAAAGGATGTCTATGACATAAGATGCGAGCCATCACAATGGTTCATAGCAGGAAACTACATAGTAATATCTTAAAATAAATAAAATAAGGGGGCCAGCGAGAGCTGGCCCCCTTATTATTTGTATATAGGCTTGTATCTATAAATCTAAAATGCTATACTTGAAGCATGACTAATATACAAGATGACTGGTTTGAAAAAGACAGGTCTGAAACTTCTTCAAATAGGAAGGCAGACGTAATGTTTGGGGACATTAAAGTAACCAATGAGGCGTTAGGCTTAGACCTATACAACAATGCATTAGACCAAACAAGAATACAGTGGTACATAGATACACTAGAAAAGAATCTAAAGCCAGGAACTAAGTATCATTGGAACGAAGCCCGTGTAACAAATTCAGATCAGCCAATTAAAAAGGCTAGAGACTGTGTTGATTTTAAGATGAACTACAGCACACTTGGCGGTAAACAGAATGAAGAAAATGCTGAGCTATGGCAAGTGTATGATGAAATTTATAAAAAGCTTAAATCTTGTATTGATCATTATTGTAGATACTGGGGAATTAATGTAACCTACTACGAGGTGTTTAATTTTGTAAAGTATGAAGGCGAAGGCAAAGAGTTTAAAATTCATGCAGATGATGGCCCAATGTATAAAGCAGCTGTGTCAGCAGTAATTTACTTAAACGATGATTATGAAGGCGGAGAGATATACTATCCAAGAATGGATAATAAAATAATAAAGCCAAAGCCAGGGGACATAGCAATCTTCCCGTCTAATTATATATATGAACACGCATCGCTTCCAATAAAATCTGGAACAAAGTATTGCGTTGTTGTAATGATGGATTTAAATGATATGGCCCACCAGGGACATATTCAAAATGCTGCTGCAGCAGCATCTTCACCGTACTAAGGAGAAAAATGGAAACGATAGACCCAGCTCAAGAAATTAAAAAGCTGCAAGACCAAAAGTATATTAGCGAATGGGAAGCAGAGCAACACAGACCAATCAAGCAGACCTGGACAGAAAAAATTGATTTAGGAAACGGAATCTGGTGCTATAGAAATGTATTGCCAACAGGTGGAAACATCCCAGAAAGACTTGAAGAAATCCTTGCAGCAAAAGATAATCAGTATGAGTGGATGCCAGCTTACGTGGGCTACCAAGAAAGAATGCCAGACTACAGGGATTGTGTTGACTTTAAATACAAGAAGACAGATATCTATGGAGAAAAAGAAGCAGACAATAAGCTGAGAGAAATTTGGCAAGAGTGCTATGACCCTCAATACCAAGCAGTTCGTGACTATTGTAGAACATATAACATTCATAATTTAAGATACTGGGAAGCATTTAACTTTATTAGATACGAGCCTGGAAATCACTTTATGGAGCACCACGATCATGGCTATTCATACAACTGTACAGTTTCACTTGTAGGATATTTCAATGACGACTATGAGGGTGGAGAGCTTTACTTTAGACTGCAAAATCTAAACATTAAGCCACAAGCAGGAGACCTGTTTATTTTCCCTTCAAACTTTATGTATCCTCATCAAGCTAAAAAGGTTGTATCAGGAACTAAATATTCAATAGTAACAATGCTAGACTATAGCGCCAAATTCCATACACAAGAAATGTTTATTGAGACAGGTGACTAATGAGTAATGAAATAAATGCCTATAGAACTTCTCCAACCGCTTTTGTTGTAGAACCTCTATCAGTAGTAAGAGACTGGATGGATGCGACCTTTGACAAACACGCATACCATTGTTTTCCAGTAACCCTTGCAAACACTATAGGCTGGGGCATTTCTGCAAAAACTGATATTAAGTTTATTTGGGATGGAGTCAATGACCACTCTGGAGATCATGTAAAGATACTAGAAGGAGAAGGTCTTTGCTATACAGGCAGGGGACAATCAACTTTAAGCTTTAATACAAACTTAAAATTTGTCACCGATAAAAATATAAGCTTGTTGGCTGTAAACCCTCCAAATTTCTTTAATAAAGATTTTGAAGTTATTTCATCTGTCATATCCACTTCTTTTTATCCACACCCATTGCCTCTTGCAATAAAAGCTTTAACTGCTAACAAAGAAATTACTATAAAAGCAGGACAAGTAATTGCAGCAATTATACCTCTGTCATTAGGACAGCTAAAAGATTCTACTATAAACGTTGATGATTATGTTAGCAATCCAGTTGCTGAGCAAGCAGCACAAGCATATGGAAATGCTTCTGCAGTAAAAACTGCTTTAGGTGAGTGGACTGATTGGTATAGAGATGCAATAAATGAAAAAGGCGAATCTGTCGGAGAGCATGAAGTTAAAGCATTAAAGCTTAAGACTGTATACGTTAAAGACGGGAAACAGTGTGGCACTAACGATTAAATTCGTATCAAATAGACCATGGCTTAACAAAGACAGTAAATCAAAACCAGAACCAATTATTAAAAGTATTCCAGACTGGTATAGAAAAGCTGACAGATTTGCAAAAAAGCCAGACGGAGAATACTGGGAAAATCCAGGGGGTGGTAAGATGCCTACTTGGAAAGCATGTCCAGCAATCTTTGACATAATGGGCACAGGGTATACGCTAAAAACTCCATGCGACATAGAGTTTTTTGAAGGAGATTTTGGCGCTATCTCAGCAAAAATTACTGATAAGAGATATGAAGATTTTTGCTCTGTAAGACCGCCTATGCCACAGTTTAAACATCCACAGGGATATCATGAAACACATTTTGCGTGGTTTCCAGATTGGGCTATAGAAACTCCTACAGGTTATAGCGTATTGTATTCACAACCTTTTAATAGATTTGAATTGCCATTCCTTACTACTTCAGGAATCATTGATAATGACAATGTTAATTTGCCAGGCTCAATGCCGTTCTTTTTAGTAAAGGGATTCTCTGGCATTTTGCCAGCAGGCACTCCTTATGCACAAATGCTTCCCTTTAAAAGAGAAGATTGGCAACATGAAGTCGTAATTGAAAAAGCATCTAATCTACAGAAAAAAAATATGGAAAATTCAGCAAAATATAGAAAGCCAGACGGCGGTATCTATAAAAACGAAGTTTGGTCCAAAAGGACCTACTCCTAGGATGGTATAATAAATATATGGATAAAAAAGCAGCCAGTAATTGGGGATGGGATGAAAGAGTTTCAATAACTCCTTCAGGTTTCTTTGGAAACTCTCCAGACAATATTCAATCTAGAGAAAACATAATGACTTCAGAAGAGCACAAGTTTCTTTTGGAAGCAGCTCGATCTATTGAAGAGTGGGACATAACAGAGACACATTACAATGAAAATGGAACAGTAATTTACGACTCAACCTACTGGGATAATCGTGTTGCATCAAGACCGATCTTAGATAAAATTAATCCAGAAATATCTTTAGTAATTGAAAAAATAGTAGCTAGACTTAAGATAGAGGTTGATGAATATTTTAATGTTGATGCACTTCCAACAAGTCCAGCAATTGTTAGGTGGCTTCCAGGGTATAGACAAGAGCCTCATGCAGATAAAGAATTGCACACAGGTCCAGACGCTGGTAAAGCAAATGATTTCCCTTACTATGATCTTTCAGGATTGTTTTATTTAAACGATGATTATGAGGGTGGCGAACTTTATTTCCCAAATCAAGGCATAGAGTTTAAGCCTAAGCCTGCAGCAGGATACTTTTTCCCAGGCGATATGAACTATATCCATGGAGTAAAAGAAATAACAAGTGGAATTCGTTACGTTATTCCTTTCTTCTGGACCATATTGAAGCATACAGGAGATAAGCAGCCATGACCAAACAATGTATTTGTGGAAGATCTCAAACATATCCTTACTGCGATAACACTCATAAAATTAAAAAGCAGAGACCAGAAGAAGAAATAAAGTTTGAAGAAATTTATCCCAAGGTTTATGTCTACAGAAATTTATTTAAGGATATAAATGGATTTCTTGAGTCAGCTAAAAAACAAGAAGGCTGGGAGAAATGGTATACCTTTGGGTCTATGCTTTCTTTAATGGAGCAAAGAATAAATTTTGAAAAATTTCCAACAGAGGAACAATACAAGTGGGCAAGATCTTGGGGCCCAGTTTCAAGTCAATCGGATTTAACTGAAGAAGTAGGAAACATATTTTATAAGGTAACTAATCACTACCTTAAAAATAATCCAGATGTATCGCTTCCTAATTATAGTAAAGGCTCAGCATCTATTAATATCTATGAAAATGATGCTGGAATTTCAGAACATTATGCGATGAACTACCACACAGATTTTGTTGTTCCCCTAAAAGAAAATCCAGGAGTAAAGTTTGGACTAACAACGACATTTTATTTAAATGATGATTATGAGGGCGGAGAGATATGCTTTAAGATTAATGATCATTATGTTTCTCATAAGCCACAAGCTGGAGACGTTATTGTTTTCCCTTCAAGAGATCCATACATGCACGGAGTTAGAAAGTCATTTGGCCCACGCAGATATATGATTAGATGCTTCTGGGAATTTGAAGATAAGGGTTCAGATGAGTGGCATGCCAATAAAGCAAAGTATGGCGAAGATGTCTGGGATCAAATGGAAAAGGATAGATTTAAAAAAGAAATTTTTAATGCACAGATTGATGGAGAGTCGGTTCATGAATTCTTTGGAAGGGACAACGGTAAATACTAATGATAGATGGAATGATTGATGTTATAGATAAAAATAAATTTATATACCTTCAAGATGATGAGGTCCCAGATAATAAGCGTGGAGTCCTGGGCGTAACTCGTAATACTGTTGTAGAGATACCAGATTTTATTGATCCAGAAATAGTCACAAAGATGATTAACTTTTTTGAAAACTGTGACGTAGAGTGGGGAGACATTGCATTCTACGGATCGTCGGGCAAAGGAATTAAGACAGACTCAGAAACTATGGCTAAGTTTGGATTGCCAGATGGTTTTTTTGATAAGCTAAAAGACAAGTACAAAGAAGCAGTTGAAACTGTTTTTGATAGAAAGGTTAGAGCAAATACATCTCATGCACAAAAATGGGACGTTGGAGGCTTTGCAAGTCCACACTCAGATAACTCAGATAATTCAGGAAAGCCAAATGCTTTTGAGATTAATAAATATGTAGGCATACTTTATTTAAATAGCGACTATGAAGGCGGAGACCTTTATTTTTGCGACAAAGATAATGAAATGAAAACCTATTTATCATTTAAGCCAAACGCATATTCCTACTACGTATTCCCAGGCGGGTACGAGAATATACACGGAGTAGCAGAAATAACCGCTGGAACAAGATACACCATGGTATCGTTCTGGGACTATGAAGAACTAGTCTATGATCAAGAGACACTTGATCGATGGGAAGAAGAAGAAAAGCAAGTTAGAATTGAACAGGCAAAGCAGAAAGAAGAATGGGATAAAGGAAACAAATATGCTTGAGGGTACAGATTTTTATAAGATAGCTCCAAAGATTATTGTTTACAAAAATGTCTTCAATAATGATTATTTTATGGAATGTTTTGAACACATTAAGTCTATTGATAATATGTGGGTAGACTGGTACACATTTGGCAAGCAGACAAACTTTCCAGTTAAAGCTACTAGACCACACAATGTTCCAGGAGTTCTGCCCTATAATGAATTTAAACAAGATATTAATTTTGACGAAGTCACAGATGAAAAGCTTAAATTTTTCTATAACTACATAGAAGATGTTTTTTATAATATGACCAAGCACTATTTTGAGCTTACTGGAGAGACTCCACCAGAAGGCTCTCCGATAAGCCACACAACCGCAACACTACTCAAGTATATACCTCATGAGAGTTTTGAACCAACTGGATCAGTAATGGGACACCACACAGATTTTCAGCAAGAAAAAACCGAAGAGCCAGGCTTTAAATTTTTTGTAACATGCTGCATGTATTTAAATCATGATTATGATGGAGGACAAGTATCCTTTAAGATATTCCAAGATGAATCAAATGATCCAAATGCAGAGTATGTAAAACATATGTACCAACCAGAATTTGGCGATGTAACAATTTTTCCATCAAGAGCACCATACTATCACGGAGTAAAGACTGTAACAAATGGAATAAAATATTTTATTAGAAGTTTTTATATGTATGACTATCCAGGCTCGGAAGCATGGCATGCAAACAAAGATAAGTATGGCGAAGAGCTATGGAGACAGATGGATAGAGAAAGACAGATAGCTGATCTAAAATCTGGTAAAAATACAAGAGATGAAGCAGACGAAAAAAATGGAAGAAATGGATAGCGTAAATCTAACCCAATACGGGAAGATACATTACTATGAAAATGTTATTACTGATCCCGACTACTTAATTAATTTAATAGAGATTTCTGACGGAGGCCTAAATGAAAACACCAGTATCCCTGCGTGGAAAGAATGGGCGGCAAGCGGAGATACAGAGTATGTATTTGGTTATCAAAAAAGATTTAGCAACAATGTAGATACAGACACGCACCCAGACATAAGAAGAATTAATAATATTTTAAAAAATGCAATTGTAGGCTCTTCAGAAAACTATGGCAACATGCATAGTATGGACATCGGCTCCCTAATGCCATTATCAATAAGCAAATACTCCACTGGTAAGTCAATGGGCCCACATGTTGATGATTATAGCAATGGAGACAATCCAAATATTTCTGTTGTACTTTATCTAAACGATGATTACGAAGGCGGAGAAATTTATTTTAAAGAACAAGGCGTAAAAATAAAGCCAAAGGCTGGAAGCATAGTAATATTCCCTTCGGTAGAGCCGTACTATCACGAGTCTTTACCAGTAACCAGTGGTGTAAAATATATGTGCCCAGGATTCTGGCGTAAAACTGACAAGGTGGTATAATTAAAAAATGGCTACTACAGGTATAAACGGTTGGCGTTTCCCAACATATACAGACTCACCAGATGTCCCTAGAGATCTGCTTAACCTTGCAGACGACATTTCTGCATGGGTTTCATCAAATCCAGATTTAAAGGGTGACCAAGGAAATCCAGGAACTGCCGCTACCATAGTGGTTGAATCAGTTGATGTTCTTGCTCCAGGCTCAATGCCACAAGTCATCAATGTAGGAACAGCTACAGCAGCAAGATTTAATTTTAAAATTCCCAGAGGCGTAGATGGCGTACTAGGTGGTCCAGGACCAGCAAATGTAATTGCAGTAAATCCAACAATTACTGGGCTAGCTGGAACACAAGCTAATGTAACAATTTCTCAACAAACAATTTCCAACGGAATACCATCACAAACTTTAACATTTACAATTCCAAAAGGTGATACAGGAGCTACAGGCGCTACAGGAGCTACAGGCGCTACAGGAGCTACAGGCCCAGCAGCGGCAACAATATCTGTTGGATCCACATCAACTGGAAATGCAGGAACAAATGCATCTGTAACAAACTCTGGCACATCTAGCGCAGTTGTATTAAACTTTACAATTCCCCGTGGAGCAACAGGAGCAACAGGATCAGCTGGAGCACCAGGAGCACCAGGAGCAGACGGAGCACCTGGAGCAGACGGCGCTAACGCAGTCCTTGATCCAATAAATCAAGTTATTAGTTTAAATATTCCTAACGGAGTATCAGACGGAGTTAACTCACATTGGTATCCACTTGGATCTGGAACATGGAGTATAGGAAAAGATGCAGCAGCAGGTACGGGTACAGCCAAGTCTTGGAAAGATGCTTTTTTTACAGGAACAATTAAAGCAGCATCTGTTATAGCATCAGGCAATATGTTTATTCAAACTTCCACTATTGTTTCATCAGATATAAATGCAAAGAATACAATTGCTGAGTCTGACTTAGGCCTAGACTTTATTAATTCTTTAAATCCAGTAAGCTATAAATACAATGTTGGAGGGATTACTTATACTCCAAATGAAGACGGAAGCCATTCTGAGACACCAGTAGCTGGTAATAGAACACACTACGGATTAATTGCACAAGAAGTAAAGCAAGCTCTAGATGAAGCTGGAGTTGCAGATTTTGGTGGTTGGGTTAATCAAGAAGACAATACTCAGGCTTTAAGATATGAAGAGTTTATATCTCCATTAATCAAAGCAGTACAAGAGCTTACAGCGAGAGTAAAAGCAATAGAAGAGGCGTAAGACATGTCCTATAAGTATACAGTCTTACAAGATAAACCAACATCTTTTTATATGCTTGATGAAATACGATCAGGCTCAATCGGAGATTATACTAATCTGATGCTTAGATTTGCTACTTATCAAGATTTAAAAGATAATGGTGTTTCTTACTCGGCAGTAAGCGGATTGCCAATATATGACTACTCAGGAAATGCAAATGACGGATATGCAATAAATGCTTCAACTAAAGAATTAATGCCTATAGTGTCTGGCACAGTTAGAGGAACTGAAGTTTTGTCCGATACAAAAATAGCTTTTAAGGTCCCTGGAATTGCAACAAAATATTACTCTGACAATTCTTTTGATATTGAGATGTGGGTAAAGCTTCCAGCTCAATCATCATCTTCTAAAATGATTCTAGGAGATTCAGTACAAGGGTTTGGCATATTCTATCAGGGCTCAAATATTTTATTTAAGGTAGGAAGCTACTCTTGCTCATACAAGGTATCAAATAAAGAAGCAATACATATAGTTGCTCAATTTTTTTCAACCAAGATATCAATTACAGTCAACGGCGTAGAGGTAGACTCGACATCCTTAGATAATTATAAGTTTGCAAACGAAGTTATGAACTTTAACATTGGTCCAATTAATGAGACTTTTTTTGTTGATGCAGTAGCTTTTTATAGATTTAACCTAACATCTGCACAAATAAAAAAGCATTACTCTGAAGGAACAAAAGAAATAAACTATTCTCAAATAGTAAATGCAGACAACGGATACTTATTTAGCATTAACGCCTCAAGGATTAAGCCCTCTTTATCTTACTCTTACCCAGGCTCCAAGTCTTGGGAAGACTTGGCAGATGACGGAATCCTTGTTTCTCAAGATAGCCAATATTTATATTTTGAAAAAACCGAAACTCCAGCAACAGCATCATTTGAATTTATAGACGAGCTTTTTATACCTAGCCATATCGGGGTGACAACATCTCAAATACATTGGGATGAAGATGTGGCGGGAATAAGAGTATACGTAAGTGCAAATAAGTTAGTATGGAGCGAATGTACTAACGGATCTCCTCTTCCACTATTTAATAAAAATGATAATCTAATCTCAGATACACTTTATATTAAGGTTCTTATTTCATCAACAGACACATCAACAGATTTTACTAGGTTAAGATCTATAAGAATTAACTTCTTTAAGAATAAAGACGTATACGCAGATAATTTTGGGTACAGCCTTTCTTCGGCATATGACTATTCAATTCCTGAATTTAATAGCAAGGTTCTTGCATATAACAAATACAATGGGATTAAGATGTATAACGGACACGGCTTCTCAGTAAATGCCAGCCTGCCAGTAAAAACTATTGAAATGATATACACCCCAGGAGCGGGAGAGAACGTATTAATTTCCACACCCTCTGCCAGATATGAGTGGTCGGCATCTGGAGTCGTAACCAAATCTGGAGTTTCAGCAATATATGTAAACGGAATTAATAGGCAGTCTTCTGCAAATATTGGAGACTTCCTAGTAAAAGGCGTCCCACACCATATTGTAATAATCCTTTCAGCCGCAGCCTCCTCTGGGATCAAGGTAAATCAAAATCAGGGGGACACAAAGTCTGGCCAAAACCAACTATATAGCAACCTTGCTATATACGAATACGAGCTTCTTCAGCATCAAATAACTAAACATTACCAGCTTTATACAGATAATGTAATAAATATAATCAATGACACGTCATTTTCTATAGCAGAAAGCACGGCAGGCAACAATTCCACCGCTTTCATTATATTTTCTGTACAGCCAGATGCTATAAGCGTATAATATTTGACAAGCAGTTGACAAAAATTTGGACTTTAACGCCAAATAATGGTATGATTGTGTTCTATGGATATCTTAAATAAAAACACGAGAATACTTGAAGAAACCACCCTAGGGATATATGTGTGGGAGATGCCTGACGGCAGATGGATTGGAGACGACGATGGCAACTTTCTTTCGATCACGTCCAAAAAAGGCAATAGATCCAGAATCGATGCTTTGGCTAGAGAAGTTAGCTCGTATGGCATACACGAGGGCCGTCCCAAGTTCCTTTCAGGGCGTAGAAAAATTGACGACGAAGAATTTGAACATCAAAACGAAAGACTTAAATGGGGACTAACTCCAGATCCTTTGGATATCGGAGTATATAAAGATTCAATGCTTAGAAACGGGGCGGTACAATGACAAGAAAAGTAGAGTTTATGGAAGACGAAATTGATAGCGTAAGCACAATTGATATTTCTAACACAGCAGACTGGTTCCACTTTGAAAAAGCACAGGAGTCAGAAGACCCATTTAAAATAGGTGTAGAAGAAATTAAAAAGCTAAGGGGTTTGGGAACAAACTTTAAGCGTAAAATTAATCGTGATTTCTCTAAGGCATTTGTAGGAACTGGCGGAACTGCAACTCAGCAAAATTTATTACAGCAAGCCATTAGCGGATATGCTTTATTTGATTTAGTAGAGCCAACATACAACCTAGAATACCTTTCAAAGATTTATGAGATTTCAACATACAATTACGCAGCCATTAACGCAAAGGTTTCTAACATAGTAGGGCTCGGATATTCATTTACAGAAACAGACAAGGCCAAAGATGCTATGGATGAAATTAAAGATTCAAAGCAGATGGATCGAGCAAGAGCCAAGGTTGAAAGAATTAAAACTCAATTAGATAGATGGCTTGATGATTGCAACGAAGAAGAGTCTTTTACAGAGACCCTTATAAAGGCCTACACAGACCTTGAGGCGACTGGAAACGGGTACCTAGAGATAGGACGTACCACAGCAGGCGACATAGGCTATATAGGCCATATACCAGCTAAAACGATGCGTGTGCGTAGATTCCGTGATGGATTTATTCAATTGCTTTATGGCAAGGCTGTATTCTTCCGTAATTTTGGAGATATGGAAACTCCAAGCCCAATTGCAGCGCAAGAGGAAAGACCAAATGAGATTATTCATCTAAAGAAATATACACCAATGAATAATTATTATGGTGTTCCAGATATCATTGCTGCTCAGCAGGCATTGGCAGGAAACGAATTTGCTGGAAGATATAACCTAGACTACTTTGAAAACAAGGCGGTCCCAAGATATATTATTACAGTAAAGGGAGCAAAGCTTTCTCCAGAATCAGAAAGAAAACTTCTTGAATTTTTCCAGGTTGGATTAAAGGGGAAGAATCATAGATCTCTATATATTCCACTTCCAGCAGACACACCAGACTCAAAGACTGAATTTAAGATGGAGCCAATTGAGGCTGGAGAACAAGAGTCTTCATTCAATATCTATCGTAAAACAAATAGAGATGAAATACTTCTTGCACATCGTGTACCTATTAATAAAATAGGAACCCCTGAAGGAGTTAACCTAGCCGTTGCTCGTGATGCAGATAAAACATTTAAAGAGCAGGTTTGTCGACCAGCACAGGATAGACTTGAAAAGAAATTAAATTATATTATTGCAGAGAAGACAGATGTCGTCCAACTTAAATTTAATGAATTAAGTTTGACCGATGAATTAACCCAAAGCCAAATTGATGAAATTTATTTGAGAATGCAGGTAATTACCCCTAACGAAGTTCGTCTAAGAAAAAATATGACAACTGTTGAGGGTGGGGACGAAATGGTAGAATTAAAGCCACAGCAAGCTGCAGATCAGCAAGCCAAGTCCACTGGCAATAAAACTAGAGATCAGCAAAGGGCAGCCAATGCTCCAGATAAAACTGGGGAAGGCAGAAATGCCAAAGGCGATGGTCCAAAAGTCAAATAAGTTTAATCAACTGCTATTTGCGTTATAGTAGATAAAGCATTAAAATTAAGCATATGAACATCGAGAAGTCCAACTGGTCTAGCGATGGAGAAAACCTCCATCTCTCAGTCCCATTCACTAAAGTAAATCGTGAGAACAGAACCGTATCAGGTTTTGCGACTCTTGACAATGTTGATCAAACAGGCGACGTTGTAACAGCTGAAGCAAGCATGAAGGCATTTGAAAATTTCAGAGGAAATCTTCGTGAGATGCATCAGTCAATTGCCGTCGGCAAAGTTGTTTCTTTTAAGCCAGAAACATACTACGACCAAAAGTCTAATAATTTTTATAATGGTGTTTACGTAACATCATACATTTCAAAGGGTGCACAAGATACTTGGGAAAAAGTTCTTGACGGCACTCTTTCTGGTTTTTCAATCGGCGGAAAGATTAAAGAGTCAGATAACGAAGTTAACAAAGCAACAGGTGAGGCAGTAAGATTTATCAAAGACTACGATCTTGTAGAGCTTTCAATTGTAGATTCACCAGCTAATGAACTTTGTAACATTTTTTCAATTGAAAAAGTAAATGGTCAAATGGTATACAAAGGTATCGCTACAGAAGTAGTAACAGAAAATATTTTTTACTGTGAGGAAAGCGACTCTGTATTTATGTCAACAGAAAAAACTTTCGAATCACCAGTATCAGGAAAACCAGCAACTCTTATTGGCTGGGTGGAGAGTTCAGATATGAATAAATCAAAAGAAATAAATAGAATTCTTGCTTCATTTAAGAAGTCAAGATTACCGTTGCCTGAAACACAAATAGCAAAACAGGCAAACGTAGAAGGAGGTAACAAAATGTCACATCATGATGAGAATGTTGCAGATGCTCCAGTAGCAGAAGCAGTAGTCGTAGAAGCACCTGTAGCAGAAGCCGTAGCGGCTCCAGCAGCAGATGAATCAAACGTCAATCTTTTTGACAAGTCATTAGAAGTTGCAGCAGTTGCAACTGAAGATACCTCTGCCGACAACGTTGAAAAAGCAGCCGAAGCAGTAGAAGTTATGGTTGATGAACCTGATTTTGCAAAAATGTTAGGCGATCTAAAAGGCTTTTTCTCAGAAACACTAGCAAAGGCAAGCGAAGCAAATGCTGCACAAGTTACAGATATTAAAACATCTGTAGAAGCATTTAGCAAGAATGTTGATGCTAGAATTTTAGAGTTGGCAGAAAAGCACAGCGCACTTAGTGATGCTGTGTCAGAAATAAAGGGCACCATCGAAGGTGTTCAAAAGCAGGTAGATGCCGTAGAAGGCTCCACCGCAATTAAGAAGTCCTCTGACCTTGGCGGGTCTGAGGTGTTTACAAAGTCCAAATCAAAATGGTCAGGAGCTTTCCTCGGTTCCGTAAATGAAATCTTTCAAAATTAAGGGTAGGTGAAATAAAAAATGAGTAATGAATTATTAGAAAAGGCCGCAGCAGCAGGTACAACAGTATCAACTGGTTTTGGCTCATCAACTGGTGGTACAGGCGTCCACGTTGCTTCAGAAAATGGCAACGGTGGTCTTCTTAACCCAGAACAATCAGCAAGATTCTTGGACTATATGTTCGACGCTACCGTAATTGGTAAGGTTGCACGTACAGTTCGAATGAAGTCTGACACAACAGAGATTGATCGTATGTCAGTAGGAGAAAAGCTTGTAAAGCTTGCATCCGAAGGAGAAAACACAGCCGTAAATCAAGGCGTAACATTCTCAAAGATCTCTCTCACAACAAAGAAGCTCCGCATGGACTGGGAACTTTCAACTGAGTCTCTAGAAGACAATATCGAAGGTGCAGATCTTGAAGATCATATTGCACGTATGATGGCAACACAAGCTGGAAATGACATCGAAGATCTTATTCTTAATGGTGATACATCACTTTCAGCCGATGCTCTATACAAGTCATTTGATGGTGCAGTTAAGAAGGCTAAGACCTCTGGTCGTGTAGTCGATGCAGCAGGTGCGGGAATTTCTCGTGCTGTATTTAACTCAGCTCTTAAGGCTCTTCCACGTAAGTACAAGCAACGTCGTACAGACCTTCGCTTCCTTTCAGGATCAAACTTGATCCAAGATTACCTATACTCAAACTCACAGAACATCCAGAATGTTACTCCACAAGATATTGCTTCAGGCATCATCCGTGGCGACGTTCCAGTTCTTGGAGGTCCAGCAGGATATGTAGCTCCATACGCATTTGGTATTCCAATCGTTGAAGTTCCATTGCTTCCTGAGACACAGGCAGGTACATACGCAAGCCCATCAGGTTCACACGGAGATATCCACTTGACATTCCCAAATAACGTAGTTATTGGTATCAAGCGTGATGTTACTGTTTACCGCTTCTTCCAGCCACGTAAGGACACAATCGAGTACACAATGTATACCCGTGTTGGCGTTCAAATTGAGCAGGCAGACGCTTGGGTAGTTGTAAAGAACGTTAAGGTTGCTTCTTAATTAATTAAGAATTAAACTACCAAAAAGCCCCCAATTAATTTTGGGGGCTTTTCATTTTAATTTATCAATGCTATAATTAAAGGACCTAGAAAGAGGAGAACTAAATATGTCATTTGACACATTAACAGTAGCTGAATTAAAGGAAATTGCAACGGAGTTTGCAGTAGACACAGAAGGCCTAAAAAATAAAAAAGAAATAATTGCTGCCATGGCAGAAGAGGGCGTAACCTATTCTGTATATCAAAAGACAGTTCAAGCAATTGAAGAGGCGACAGAAGAAATTGAAATTTTACCAGTTTTTGATCCGAAGGCTCAGCCAGAAGATACTATCTTGGTACGTATGACAAGAGATAATCATAGATATGATATTCACGGATACAGCTTTACAAAGACTCATCCCTTTGTAGCAATGTCTGAAGATGATGCTCAAAAAATCTTTGATACAGAGGAGGGTTTTCGTTTAGCGACACCAAAGGAAGTTCAGGACTTCTACAACTAAACGTTAACATAAGTTAATGGAAATATTAGCAGGAACAAACTCACCAATACAGCACAGGGTATTTTGGAAAGGCGAATCTGCAGTTGCAGATAGCTTACCAACAGTATCTTTATTACGAGCAGATGTACCAGCACAAACAGTTTTATACTCTGGCACTGCAGTTCAATCGGAGACCGATACAGGGGTTTACAATTTTTATGCACCACAAACCACTAAGCTTCCAGGATCTCTTATTGCAAGATGGCAATATGCGGTTGAAGGTTTTTCTATATCATATGATCAAAATGTTGATGTAGTTAAGCCATACGTAGACTTGTCACAAGTAATCAATGGTTTAGGTTTGGGCTCTGACTACAATGATCCAAATAGCAAAACTTATCAAGAGCTAGTTGATGCCGAGAAGTACTCTCGTAAAGTAATTGAAAATTACACTCAGCAAAAGTTCTATAGCTATCTTTCCTCAGAGATTGCCTATGGTTCTGGTAATGACATTCTTCCTTTATCAAATAAGATTAACACTCTTCAGGCAATAGAAGTAAATGACATCCCGCTTACAGGAATGCCATTTGAAGTTGCTGAAAGTGGATTTTCAATTAGATTAAATCGTGCAGATATGCTTGACAACGTAACATATGTTGCTAACGGATTGATCCCACCAACTATTAATGACTACTCAGGAATCTTTAATAAAGATGCTAGATATAAAGTCACGGGATACTTCGGTTGGGAAAAGGTTCCAAATGAAGTTGAGATGGCAGCTATTGAGCTTATGAAAGACTATTTCTCTAAAGACAAAGTATGGAGAAACAAGTATATAAAGAGTATATCAACCTTTGATTGGCAGTTTGATTTTAACTCAGCCACCTTCTCAGGTACTGGAAATAACTATGTAGACCAATTGCTTTTGCCGTACGTAATAAGCAAAATGGTATTGATATAAAATGAATAACCTTGTAGACTCCATCCTAAACATGAAGATGGATGTGTATGTGCAGCAAGACGTACAGGACCAAGATACAGGGGCTATAAAAAAAGAATGGCTCTATTCAAAAACTATTGCCTGCTATGCAAAAGGAATAATCACTAGCAGCGGAGCCAGATCTTCAGATGTCCAAACCATAAGCAATAAATACACGAACCAGCAAAATATTGAAATTAGAACTGAAGCAAGAGTAACCCTGAGAGACAAGATTACAAATATTAGAGACTCATCAGATAATGTTATTTGGGCCGAGCTAAATTACCCAACAGAAACTCCAACAGTCTTTGAACTAATTGGAACTACACCAATCACTGACCCATTCGGCGGAATACTAGGATACAACTGTTCAGCCCGTAGATCGGAGAATCAGGTAATTGGACTCTAGTGTTGCTTTATTACAAACCGCAAGCGGCCTCGAACGACCAATGGCTGGAAACAAGCCTGGGATAATTAAAGATTCCTCTGTAGCACAAATATCTGCATTCCTTTATTACCAAGCAAGTGTCCTTGGAAAACTTACAGCAAACAAAGCCTTTCAAAGTTTATTTAAACAAACTATATTTAATCAGATAAATAAAGATTTTGGGGACTACATAGATTCATCTGCAAGAGTAAAGCCAACTGCGTTGCACCATGTTTATGAATGGAATAAAACTGGGCAAGAAACATCTAGACTGTTTAAATTAAATAGGATGGATGCAGATGGACTTTCATTTAGAGTAACATATGACTTTCAATTATCTAAGTCTTCTGTCCCGTCTAAAAATAAAAAACAAAGAAAGAAATATGTATTTGCAACAAAGGCTTCTGTGATGGAAGCTGGAATGCCCGTAATAATCCGTCCAAGGTCCGCTGAGCGCTTAGTATTTGAGTTAGATGGTATTACCGTGTTTATGCCCAAAGGGTCTTCAGTGACCGTTAAAAGCCCAGGAGGACGTGCCTCATCAAATCAGTTTAGACTACACTATGGAAGATATTTTGGGGGGCAGCTTGTTAATAATTCAATCAAGGCCTCTGGGTTTCAGAATATATTTAACGCCAAAATGAGCAAGGCATTAGATACACCAGCTAATATTAGAAAAGTGCAATATAGCTTTACAGCTGGTAAAATTAGGTTGGAAGCAGACATGGAATTACAAGCGGCATTTGGGGGAGCATTATGACAGTAGATTATAAGATAGATGCAGTATTTGAACTACGCAAGTTCCTCTGGAATGAATTAAAGACTACAAAGATATTTGATCCTACAGAATACTACAGCGATAATATTAATATGGAGATTATTCCAATTATCCCAGTTCAGCAACAGCCAGAACTCAATCAATTTTTAAGCGGGAAGAAGCATATTGTCTATGACAAGATTGGCCTATCCTATGAGGACATATGGCTACTATGCTGCGAGAAGGTTTTATTTACAGTGTATTCTACAGACGTATCTGATATATATGAGATCCGAAATTTGATGACAGACCTATTCAGAAGAATGGACGATTCTGCCAGAGATATTAATAAATTTAAGGATGAGCCAAAGATTAAATTTCACAGTATACAGGTTGTTGAGACCTCACCCATAACCCCGTCAGAGGAACTTCAGGGCTTCCTATCGTCCGACATAATCCTAGAAGTAAAATACTCAAGAATCACTGGCCCAGATGGACGTTTTATCTAAGTTGCGTTTGGGGTCATTATACACTAAAATTAGCTTAGAGGAAAAAGCCTAGCCAGCTTTGATTTAGATTTAAAACGTAAGTCAATATATATATATTTATTTAACAGGAGGTTTTACAACATGGCAACACAAAACACAGGTAATGCTAGAAATATTCTCGTTGGTGCATCACCACTGTTCCTTTCAGTAACAGACATCACTAGCGCAGACTATGTTGCATCAGCACCAGCTGGTACACTAAATGCATTTGCAGCAAACAAGAATAAGTCAGTCCCTGCATTTACAGCTGGTCTATCATACACAGATTCTTTGAATGATATCGACACAGCTACAGCAGCACAAGATGGAACAGCTAGAGTAATCGGCAACCCATCTGCAACACCACCAGTTGCAGCAGCAGCTTCAACTAAAAAGGGTGCATTTTATCGTAACGTAGGTTACACAAACAACGGTCTTCAGGTTACATACAACCCATCATACGGTTCAGTAACAGTAGATCAGCTTCTTGACTCAGCAAAGCTTTTCAAGGAGACAATGGAAGTTATGATCGCAACAGAAATGGCAGAAGGTACTCTTGAGAACGTTCTTGCTGTATTTGGTCAGGCATCATCTACACTCACAGAATCTGGCAAAAAGCTAGGTCTTGCAGGTGGAGCTCTTGGTGAAGCACCAACAGAGCGTCAGCTTATTGCAGTTGGTCAAGCACCAACTTCAGCAGCAGAATCTGCAACTGAGCGTGTATACTATGCACGTCGTGTTCTTTCTGTACAACAGTCACAGTTCTCTTTGGCTCGTAACGCAGCATCAACATTCCCAGTAACATTCCGTTTGCTACCATCTGGTGACTCAGCTCACACAGGTCAGGAATATGGTTTCATTGTAGACCGTGTTCTATCAGCATAATTAATTTAATTAATTAATAAAACCCCCCTAAGAAATTAGGGGGGTTTTATCATTGTATTGGTATTTCTGATATGATACAATAATTAAGACTAGATCCTAGGAGGATTAAATTGGCAACTACAGTATATGATGTTGAAGAAATTCAGCTACAGAATGGCGCTACAGTTAAGCTTAAGCCTTTAACAATTAAAGAGCTACGTGAGTTTATGAAGGTCATTAATAAGACACAAGAAGTAACAACAGAAGACGAAACATTAACAATCCTTATTGAGGCTTGTGGAGTGGCTTTACAGAAGCAGCTTCCAGACTTAGTAGCGGACAAAGACGCATTTGAAGACACACTTGACGTTCCAACTATCAATCGCATTCTTGAAGTTTGCGGAGGAATTAAGATGGACGACCCAAACCTACTAGCGGCAGCAGTACTGGCTGGTCAGAACTAGATCTAGCCGCTTTAGAAGGGGAAGTTTTTCTTCTTGGTAATTGGATAAATTACGAACAGCTAGAAGAAAGTCTTTCAATGCCAGAATTAGTCCAGACTTTTAAATCAATGCAAAAAACTGAATCGGAAAAAAGAAAATTCTTAGCTTCAATTCAGGGAGTAGATTTAAATGAAAGCAGTAATGAAAATAAAGGGGGGTCATCCTTCGAAGATGTTAAAAGAAGAGCACTTGGAGTTACGGCATCAGCAGACGATGTTGTATCATTACAAGGGTCATTTGCCAGCGAAGCTGGTTTTGGCATCGGAGCGGGATTAGGATACTCTATAGAGTAACATAGTAATATGGCAGATAATAATTTAACCACGTTTATTACCGCCAACGCAGACTTTACGAGTTTAAGAACTCAGCTAGCTGCGGTTACTGCCCAACTCGTAAAATTACAAGAAACAACTGCTGGCACAAACGCTAAACTTGCAAATCAAATTGCAGTGATGAACAAGTCGTTTGCCACGACACTTACTTCAACAGGGCAATTTTCACAACACTTTGTATCTCTAACTTCAGACGTAGACAAGTTTGGAAGAAATTTAGATAGAGGCCGACTCAAGCTCAACGAATATTATAATGCTTGGAGCGGCCATACAAAGAAAACAAGCAATTTAGTTAGAGAACTTGCTAAGCAGCAAGTAATGCTTCAGCAGGCCATAGTTCAGCCTGTAGGTAAAAACGCACAAGGTTTAATGCAATACAATGTTATGGTTGCAAAGGGTCTTGATGAAGTAAAGAATAAGATGGCCATTGCTACACAGCAAGCAGCAATTATGAACAAGGTCATGCTTGACGGATCAACAGGGCTTATTAACTGGGGTAAAAATACTCAATGGGCTGGACGTCAATTAACAGTAGGACTTACTGTTCCACTAATTGCATTCGGCGCAGCAGCACAAAAAGCATTTAGAGAAGCAGACCAAGAGCTAGTAAGATTAACAAAAGTTTATGGCGGATTAGCTGCAACATCTTCAGCAGATTTAGCTCAAGTTAGAAAAGATGTTAGCGCAACCGCAAAAGAAATTGCAAGCTCTTATGGAGTTGCATACAAAGAAACAATCGCATTAGCGGCTGATCTTGCAGCAACAGGACAACAGGGCAACGACTTAATAGCTGCTACACAACAAACTACAAGACTAGCAGTTCTTGGTGAAGTTGATAGACAAGAAGCAATGAAAGCAACTCTTGCAATTCAAAACGCATTTAAACAAAATACAGACGAACTTACTGCATCAATTGACTTTCTTAACGCAGTTGAAAACCAGACATCAACAAGCCTTGCAGATTTAACTGAAGCTATTCCAAAAGCAGGACCAGTAGTTAAATCACTAGGTGGAGATGTAAAAGATTTAGCGCTTTATTTAACAGCAATGAAAGAAGGCGGAGTAAATGCATCTGAAGGTGCAAACGCAATTAAATCAGCAATGGCATCGCTTATTAACCCAACTAAGGTTGCGACAGAACAGTTTGCTGGATTTGGAATTGACCTTAAGGGAATAGTAAACGATAACGCTGGAAACCTTACAGAAACTATAATGGCGTTGCAATCAGCGCTAGACCAGCTTAATCCTTTAGATAAATCTAGAGCAATCGAACAGCTATTTGGAAAGTTCCAGTTTGCAAGAATGTCTGCACTATTTGAAAACCTCGGAAAATCAGGGTCACAGACATTGCAAGTTATGGACTTAATGAAAGCAAGTGCAGTTGACCTTGCAAGTATTTCTGAGCGAGAATTAAAAATGATCACAGAGTCAGCCTCTGGACAGTTTAAAAGAGCATGGGCTGCAGTACAAGCAGACCTTGCCACAGTAGGAGAGCAATTCTTAAAGATAAGCACAAAGGTTTTAAAAGTAGTAGATGGAATAATTAATTTCTTTAAAGCACTTCCAGGCCCAGTTAAAACATTTCTTAATGCATTAGGTGGAATAACAGCAATTGCTGGACCACTCATAATGATGGCTGGTGTTATGGGTAACTTTATTGGTTATGTTGTAAAAGGCATATTCCACTTAAGACAATTTGCTAAGGGCGGACAAGGTTTTAGATTACTGACTCCAGAAATAATTGCAGCAGATGCTGCGGCAAAGGGGCTAGCAACATCTTTTTATTCAGACTCAGAAGCAACTATAGTATTAAAAAATGCAGTAGATACTCTTGCAGCATCTTTTACAGGGCTTGAGACAAGAGCAAACGCAGCTAAGGTTGCAGTTCAACCAGCAATATCTACAGTAGCAGGAAGTGTTCTTGCGGCAGGCGGAGTGGGACAAAGAATGGTAGACAAGAGTAACCCACTAATTGGAGAGCCATATTCAAGAGATATGTCTCATATGATTCCAGCACAAACAAATCAGCCAGGAACTATATTTGGAACAGTACCAGGAGCAGGACCAGTAAACCTTAGAATTGGAAAAAATCCACAAGCATATATGAATGCAGATATGCCAAAGATTCCAGGAGTTACATCTATAGGTGGAACCTCTACAGGAATTGTTGCAGCCGAAGCTGCCAAATGGCATGCAATGACTGCAGCAATTGCAATGCAATCAGAAGCAGAAATTAAATTATTAAAAACAGAAGTTACGGCAACTGGAACAGTTACATCAAGCCTATCAGATTCTTATCAAGCATTACTACCACAATTTTCTGAGATTACTCAGCTTGCTGCAGCCGAAACACAAGCAATTGTTCAACAGCTTCAAGCAAGCAAAATAACAGTAGATCAAGCAAGAGCAAAAGTAATTCAGTTAAATGCAACAGTAGAAGCAATGCTTGCAGAAACAACAGCGCTTACAGCGCAGACAATGGGAAGAACTGCAAACCTAACCACAGTCCCATTTACATCTCAGCCAGTAGTCGATCCAGTTACTGGGAAATCAAACATGAAAGAGATGTTCCATAAGGGATCAACAAAAACCCTTGTAGATAAAATTGCTAGAGCTCTTGGAGGAGTTAGAACTTCGGGTGCAGGATATAACATTGAAACAACAAAGCCTAAATTTGCTGATGGCGGAATTGTACCTGGAACAGGAAATACAGATACATATCACACAACAGCAGAGGCTGGGTCTTTTGTAATTAATAAAAAATCTACTGAAGAAAATATGCCAATAATTAGTAGCCTATTGGGTGGAACTCCTAAGTTTGCTCAAGGTGGTCAAGTACCAGTTGTACTAACTCCTGGTGAAGCAGTTATACCTGCAGCAGTTGCACAAAAGAATATGCCTTTGATGTATGAACTAAATGGTGGTCCAGGAAATACTTCAGGAGATGGTCAGCATGTAGATGGTGGAGGAATAACATTAGAAAGAAGCCATCTTGCAGAAGGAACTCCCTCAGATCTTAAAGCAGTTAGATCTACAAAAGGCTATGCCAAAACAGTAAGTGTTAGCAGGGGTATACCAATTTGGATGACAAGAGATGCAAACCAAGAGACACGATCTGTTGGCAAAGGAATGACGGGCCCAGAATTAGCTAAAGAATTTAGAAAAGCAATTAAGTCAGGCCATCACCCATTTGAACCATGGATGACTGCGTCAAATGATCTCGGCGGAGATCCAAAAAATGCTGCTAAGTTTGATAAAGTTTTTAATGAAATGCTAGCTAAGCTTGAAAAAGACAGCAGAACATTTGGTGGTAAAAATGGAGACATAACATTTGAAAAATGGTTCCAAAAAGAAATTTTACCATCTAAATCATTTAGTCAAATAAGAGTAGGGAATAGATCATTTAAGTCTGTATTTAATTCAGTTCTTCAACCAATGGGCCCAAGAGATGGAAAGCAAATTGCTGCACTAGAAACATTAATTAAGGGAAGAAATGGATTGACTACAATTGAAAAATCTAGATTATCTGTAGTTGCAAAGGGACTGTTAGGAACATTTAGCGGAAGCTCTTACAATAGCGGTAGACAAGGTCTTGCTAAGCTTATGGCAAAAGCATTCCTTAAGAGAAACTCTGGAGGAATGATCCCAGGTAAGTTTGCACAGAGACTATTCGGCGGAGGAAGATTATTCCTAGGAATGCCTAAAACACTTAAGCAAGTAGAAGCTCAAAGAGCTCAAAAAGCTGCAATGGAAAAGGCAAGCGCTGCAGTAAATAATTCTAGATTTGCAAAGAAGTCTATTACAGAATATGGAGATTTGTTAGAGCCAACTTCAGGCAGAAGTTTCCCAGTTGCAGGAATAGGTGGAGTTTATTCAAAGAACGGCAATAAGGTTTTTGTAAAGCCAATGCTAGATGAAAAAGCTGCATTAGCTGAAATGAGAGCTACTCAAATTGCTCGTGACGTTCATGGATTAAATTCTCCAAAACAAAAAGTTGTTGTTATGAGAGACCCATCTGATCCAAACGGTAAAAGAAAAATACTGGCTCTTGAATCACAATATGATGAATCGTTTGCAAAACAAGACGGTAAATTTACAGAAGATCAATACTTTAGACAACTTGTTGCTTCAGCTTTGCGTGGAGATAAAGATTTAGGCAAGGGTAACCTTTCTGGAAATACTTTAGCAGACGTTGGACCAGCAGGAGTATTTGCAACAGCATCTGGGCTTAGAGATTATTCCGCAACAATGCCATCATTTAAAGACCAGGCTATAACTAATTTATTGGGAAGAAAAGGAAGCGGAGCTAAAAGATTCTTTGCAGAGTCTACATTAAATATTCCAAAGGGAATGACGCCACAACAATATCATTCAAGAATGGTTAAAGAAATAGAAGATGCTCTGCCAAAATTAAAACAAACTATTGCAACTTTTGACTTAAATGCAGAAGAAAAAATTATATACAATGCAATGATTAAAAGGCTTTCAGATGCAAGAACTCAAAATTATGAACAGCTTCATGGCATGCACTCTGCGGTATCAGTATCAACAGAAAAGTCTATGACTCCAGCTGCAATTGCTAAGATGATTGCTGCAGATGAGCTAAAGCGCAGACAGTCTGGTCACTCAGCTAGCCTATCAGATGCAAGTTTTAAAACAGCTAGTAATGGATTTTCAATTGGCGGAATGATTGGCAATGTTCTTAAGGGTAAAGCAATGCATAGAATTGGTGCAGGTTTTGGTCCTACTGGTGCACCAAAGCCAAGCATGTATGAGTCAGCACCATGGGGAGTAACTTCACTGTCTATACAGATGGCAGAAACACTATTTGCAAACACTGGACTAAGAAAGCATACTCAAAAATTATTCTATGACAAGTTTGCAGCAGCACTAGCAAAAGAAAAACCTTACGGTTATGTTAAAGACGCAAGCGGATCTTTAAAAAATGCTCTGGAGCCAGACGTATTAGATTCCATAGTAAGATCAGCTGCATCAGATCTTATTGGAGATAGAAATGTTCTTAAGCAACTATCTCCTATAGATAAAGATATACTTAGAAACAAATATTTAAATTGGGAATCTAAAAAAGATACACCTCTTACAGAATCTTTAAAGCAAGTTATATTTGGGTTAGAGAAAAGAGAAATGGGTGGCCCAGTAAATGCTGGCCAGGCCTACGTTGTTGGAGAAAAGGGCCCAGAACTATTTGTTCCAAGAAACTCGGGAGGAATAGTACCAAATAACAAGTATGGTGTTGGTGGTCAAGTAGGAATGATAGCAGCTTCATTAATACCAATGATGCTATCAAGTAAAATTGCTAATCCTATGATTCAAACAATTATGCAGGCCCTATCTTTTGTTTTGCCACAAATGATTATGACTGCAAGCATGCAAAAAATGGGTGGAGACGGCACAGCCCAACCTGGAAAAATTAAGGGCATGGTTTCAAAGCTTCCAGAGTCTATGACTAGACCAATGGGTAGCGTTGCAAGAGGCACTGATGGAAAGATACTAAGTCGCTACGGCGCTGGCCTAGAATCAATGGCTAAGAGTGGAAAGCCACTTAGCTCAATGCTTGCAAAAATTGGATTTGGACTTACAAGATTAAATGTTGGTCTTGCAGTTGGCTCACTTGCAGTTTACGGCGCAGTCAAGGCATGGAAAGCGCATAATGAGCATTTAAGAATTGGTGCACTTCAGTACGGATTAACAGAAGAAGCTGCAAAGAAGGCTGGGCTTAAATATACTGATTATAACTCTAAGCTTGCAAATATAGTTGAAACTACTAGAGCTTTAAGAGAAAAAAATCAGCTACTTTATGAGAGCATGCAAAATGCTAACACTCCAATTAGAATGACTGTTGAAGAGTATAAGAAGCTTAGAAAAGAAGTTAAGTCAGTCTATTCTGATCAGGTTAAATTAATTAACCAGACCAAGGGAGAAAAAAATACCAAGAAGCTTGCTGAAGATCTTAAGATTCAATTAATGGCTGCAGGTCTATCTGCAGAAGATGCCACTAAGAAAATTTGGGCTATGTTTAAGATGTCCGATAAGGCTTTAACTGCAAGCGACTATACACTTAAGAATTCAAAATTCAATAATATACAAACAAAACAAGATGCAGCAGCCCAAGCTGTTGGAAGATATGGTAAGGCAGCAGCAGAAGGCGGAGTAGAAGGCGCTGGTGCAGTAAATACAGGGCTTACAGCTATTGATACAGGCATACAAGATTTAATTGATAAGAGTAAAAAGGAAAATAAGAAAGATAAGAGCGTCCCAATATTAACCGAGTATGAAGCTCAAGAAAAAATGCTGAAAAGACTTAACAATCTTGAATCTTCAAAAACTAAACTTACAGCAGCAACTAGAGAAGAAATGATTAAACAAAACCCAGCTCTTGCTAATGTTCTAAATCCAGCAGATACGCTAGTAAGTTTATTTGAAAAAATGAATCTTGCATCCAAAGGCTTTACTGGCAACCTGGCAAATCTAGGCTCTGAAGCTGTTGCAACTCTATCTAAAATTGCAGATGTTGCAAGTGCAGCAATTGCAACTCAAAATGAAAATGGTTTATTAAAAGCTCAATACAAGGAGTTAGGTAGACTTGAGGGTCAATACAAATCATTGCAGAAAGCAGCCAAGGGACAATCAGTTGCTCAGCAAATTAGTACAAGAGATCAGCTAAAGTCTCTTCAGAAACAAATTGATGCAAATAATAAACTTGCAGATTCAAGATTAAAGGCCTTAGATGCAGCTAAGCAAGAAGGCGACATAGCAAATGAAATTGCTAAAAAGAAGGTTGAGTACGACTCAGCAATAGCAAGAGGAGACACATCTACAGCTCAGCAAGCAGGTCTAGATGTAAAACAGCTTGAATCAACAATGCAATACAATTCACAAAAAAAGTCTATTGAAGATTCAAGAGATAGAATTAATGCAAAACTACAAGAAAAAATTGATGCAATTAATAATGCACAAGAAAAGCTTGGAGATAAAGCAAACCTAGCTGGAGAAGGACTGTCAAAGCTTGCAGATAAAATTGCAACTCAAAGACAAAAAATTGAAGATTTTAATAAAGCAATGGTAACTCTTGTTTTAAATGCAATTGCTGCAGGAAAAACAGTTGCAGATTATATCAAAGACTCCAAGGCGGGACAAGGAGATGCTGCAAGCTTATTAACAAATGGAAAAGCTGTCGGTGCTTTTAAGGGAGATGTAAAGGGAGTAGATGTTGCAGCAGAAACTCTCAAGTTAATGGGTAAGCCTATGGACGCAGTTACTAGCGCTCTTTCTTCAAAGGGAATTACAATGGGTAGCGGAGATATTATTATTAATGGCAAAAAGGCTGATTTGTCTGCAAGCGTAGATGCAAATGGAAAACCACTTAAAGCTATATCTTATGCAGTATCAACAACTGGCGTCATGAAAAATACAGTTGGAGAAGGTGCTCTGTCTGCAGCTGGTGTTCAAGGCAGAACTAAGGGCACAATGTTTTTAGATAAAGATGGCACAAAATGGAAAATTTCTGCAGCAGGTCAGTATGGTAATTATTATGTAGAAAAAGCTGGCTATGGAGCTATGAAGCTTAATCCAAAAGTTCCTACAATTGTTGGAGATCGTGGACCAGAAATGGCATTTGGAGGAATGGTTATTCCTAATATGGCCAAGATACCATTCTCATCACCAAGATATGATGTAAATCAAGCAGCAAAAATGTTTGAGCCAATGCGTGATTCACAAAGCGGTGGCAGTGTAATTAACCTTACTCAAAACATATACCCATCTGAAGGAATGAACACAGATGCATTTGTTAGACAAGTTGTTTCAATGACAAAGCAAGCTATTGGACAAGATAGTAAACTAAATGCTAAAATGGTAGGAAACCCAATGAATGTGAGTATTAAAACATGACAATGACTTTGCCAGTAGGATCGGTTTTATATCTTGATACCTCTTTAACAGATACCCCAACTTGGGTTAAGCTGTCAGAACACAATAGGTCACCAATTTCAATTGATACTGAGAGGATTGAAAAGACTCAAAGAATGTCGGGCGGGACACTTAGAAAAGTATGGATTGCTGATAAGAAAACTATAAATACTAGTTGGAGCATGCTGCCAACAAATGACGCCATGACTGTTGATGGCGGATATGGAGCGGCTTCTATTAGAACGTTTTATCATGGAGACAAGGGAAAGAATACATTTAAGGTAAAGATATCATACAACGGAGTTGCGGCTAGAGACGAGATACTATTAATGTCATTTACATCATGTTCATTTACCGTGGTTAAAAGAAATGTAAAAGAAAAGACTGCTGATTCTCCACAAGAATTTTGGGATGTTTCTATAGGCCTGGAAGAAGTATAATGTTAACAGCAGCACCTGAAACAATAACTACTCTAAATCAATCTCAATCAATATCTATGCAAAATGGATGCTGGGTTGAATATAATATGAATGCATTGATTGATGGGGCAAAGATTGATGATCCAAACGGTGTACTCACTGTAACAAAAACAGACCAAGCATCGGGATACACATACAAGCCATTTGAAAAGCTATTCCCAGTGTCATCAATTCTTGATCCAAGAAGACCTAAATTGGCAGGAATTAAATATATGATTGCTGGTGACCCAAGCCTAACTAAAGATGCAGCATCAGGCGTAGTAGATAAGTATAAGACTGCAGCAAATTTTCCATCTAGATTATATTTTTCAGGATCTAAGATGGTTTACAAATATTGGGTAACCCCACAAGCAGCAGCGGGATCAACATCATTATCTAATTGCGTATTGACTGCAGTATATCCAGCAGGCAAAACTGCAGTTACAAATAAGATAGTGGTTAAATTTGAAACGTCACACTCAAAACCAGTTAATTGGTCGCTTAAGCTAATAGGACTTACTGGGACTGAATTTCCAGTGGTATCAAACATTCTAGTAACAGATGCCATGAATGGCGTAGTAAATCTGTATTGGAACGGAACAGCGTGGACAACAACAGAATTTACAACTCCTTCTGCAGGAGTTGATTTAAGCGGACTTAAACTAGAGATATCTTCATTAGATACCGCAGGCGGGTTTGTAGGAGTAATAGAGCTATCACCTAGATATGTAGTAGATATTACAAGCAGATTAGTTTCAATGACTATAAACAAGTCTTCATCAGACGACGTATCTGGAATAATTCCAGTAGGAGATGTCACATCCAACTCTATATTCTTAGATATAAATGGATACGACAGAGCATACGAATCTTATGACAAAAGCGTAGCATTTAATAAAAACAAATTTAATTTATACAAAGACGTAATAATCAAGCCATTTGTAAAAATTGGATCAGACAAGATTAGCCTAGGCGTGTTTTACACAGAATCATTTTCAGTAAGCGAGTTCGGAGATATTAGTCTGACTGGCCTTGATGGAGCTAAGGAGCTACAATACATTAAGCCACCAGATATTGTTTGTGACAACATGACATCGGTTGCTATTATAAGAAGGCTACTAGATTCAGTTGGATTTACTAATTATAACTTTAACCTTACGACTACAGATACAACTGTTATAACACCATATCACTGGTATACAGATAATAGCAAGACGGTATGGCAACACATACAAGATCTTTGTAAAGACACACAGATGATAGCAACGTTTGACGAGTTTGATGTTTTACAATTTTACCCAAGAGACTATATATTTAAAGCAGACAAGCAAACTAGCTTTAAACTAAGAGACAGAAATATAGGATCTAATCTTGCAAATATTTCTTCTATTTCAGTTGAAAATGTTCCATCGGTTAAAGCCGTTAAGATAGTTTATACACCTCAGCTTGTAAGTTCATACAGAGGAACAGGAGAAAATTTATATGATGCCCCAGTCATAACACTAGGAGCATCTGCTATAGTAAATAACATTCTGCCAACACAGCCGTCTTATACAAACAACTCAGGAGAGGTTGCAAGCAAGGGAATAGTCTCTTGTGAACCAGTAGTAATTTCTGGACTAGGTTCAGCTCAATATACATTTAGCGGGTATCTTGTTATAGAAAAAGAAATAATAGAATATGATGCCATAGAATACAGCTACACAGAGACAGGCACTGGAACTACAAAGTATAAATGGATTGCAACAGATTCTGATGTTGCTAAATTTCAAGGTCTTGCTACCCCATCATCATTTAAACCAACTAACAATTATAGAATTAAAACAAGAAATGCATTTGGTGTACTTGGGCCAGTAACCGCTTCTTACACCCAAGCAGCAATGGACAAAGACATGACACACCTTTTAGGAAACTCCGATGACGGATGGACACAAAAAGAATGGAACTCAGAAACTGGAGTATTTACAGATAGCCCAGGTTCAATGTTAACCACAAGCATTCCACAATATGATCCGAATGGCTCAGACGGACAAAGGCTTTTGTATAATGGAGTTTCAAGATCAATGGCTACAATATTTGCCAAAGACGTTAAGTATGTACCAAGTTCTGATCCAGCAAAGCCAACTGATGATAAATACATACCTAATACGATATATAAGATAGCAACTGCTGAAGCCCAATACAGCTCAGGGTCAGACAATGCATTTGTTATTGGGGCTAACATGTATTTCCCATTAATGGTAGACAAAGACACAAAAAAACAAACAGGTAATCAGATGACAATTGCTGGAATTGCATTTTCATTAAGTGCAGACAACAAAAGCGGATACCTTTTGTCCATAGGAACTTCTCAGAATAACAACGGAGATAAGACATACAGAGATGTTAATTTCTATAAGATAGTTGCTGGCAAGCCTGTGGCCATGATAACAAGCCAAAAAGACGCAGACGGAACTATTATAACAAACATAAATGGCGGAGATTTATATAAGGTTGAAATTAAAGCAATGACGATTATGAATGGCTCTACAGAAAATAGAGTATTTAAAATTTCATTAAATGGAAAGATAATAGGAGTTACAGATTCTTCACCACTTACCCTTACAAATAAAATAGGAATAGCCTCATTACAGGGAACAACATCATTTGATTATGTTTACACAGCAAGCATTACAAAAGAAGACTTTGGATCCACTACTTCATTTGATGCTTATGCAGGATTTCTTTCAACCAACTCGTCCATGGTAAAATCATTTAGCGATTTTATATTTAATAAGAGTGATAAGCCAAAGACAGATGTATGGCTAAGAGAGTTCGGTCCAGTTGCCCGTGAGCTAAGAAGAATAACTGGAAGATACACAAACTCTCCAGGCTATCCCCTATATCCAGTAATAGTTCAAAACAATGACGTAACCCTGGTAGGATCTTCCCTTGACCCATTTACAATGGACGTATTTGTTATGAATAATACTGGAACGTTTACCGACCTTGCCAATGGTCAGCAAAAATCATTTGTTATTGTGGGTAATCAAATAACCCCATCAGACTCATTTGAATACATTGATCCTAAGCTTACCGATGCAGATAGGGCGGAAGAAGTTGCATTTGACTCCCTATGGATACAAAAAGAAACAGAGGCAGCCAAGCTATCTGAGTGGATTACAAAACAATGGGCTAAGCAACAAAAGGTTGTCAGCATAGAGACATTTATTAATCCTTTAATACAGATAGGCGATGTAGTTGAAATATCATATCCTAAAAACCAGCTTTATTCCTCAGAAGACGTAACCCCCCCATACCCAGTAGGGAAATATGTTGTTCTCACAGTAGAAAATAGCTATGATGACCAAAGCGCACCTGTCACAAATTTAATGTGCAGATCGATTTATACTGGATGAAATGGTAGAATGTTAATATGAGTAACCAAAAACAACAAGCATCTAAATCACCTAAAGCCAAAAAGCTATTATTATTTCCAGGAGATAAGCTTATAGAGGTCCTTAACCCAGACCTGTATCTAATTGTAGATCCGTCTACTTTAACTCAAGCAGAGATTCAAGGTATACAGGATGACAATGAAGCATTTATAGATGATGTTGAAGAAGAAATTGAAGATGACCCACTTGCTGGTCTTGGTGCTCCAAACCTAGAGGATATAACTTTAATAAGTAAAACGCTTGTAACAGATGGAAATAAAAATCAATACGTAGAATTTAAATTTAATGTAAAAAATCATGTCGGAGCAGAAGTAGTAGGAGTAAATGGATATGGACAATAACTTATTGTTACAAGGAGAGTACCGCTTTTATGAAGACGGGAAAGAAATTTATAGATCTAAAAACATTCTCACCAAGTTTGGTAAGAGATATATAACCCAGTACCTGGCAGGGCAAGCAACAACAAACAATAAAGACATAGCTGTTGGAATAGGCTCAACCGTTGCATCAGAAAACAATACAGGATTAGACTTTGAATTTTATAGATCACAGGTAAATATTTCAAGTGTTAATATACAGACAAGCACAACATCAGGATTAAGCACCTATGGAGTTGTTTACAAAACAACCCTACCAGTAGATGTTTCTGGAATTGTTTCTGAAATTGGTTTATTCCCAAGTGTCACACTTGGGTCAACAGACTATGCAAGCAAATCTATATCAACATTTTCAGATTATCAGCAATGGACAAATGATGACGGGTCCTATTCAACAGCAGTTACTTCTCCAACTCCAAGAATTGGAGCAAATCATTTATCATTAACAGCAGCAGCTTCAAATAGTAAACAGTATTCATCCAGCATAGATATAGACATAAATGGGTATAGCCCAAATGACAGTCTTACACTTGCATATGTTCAAAGCGATTTAAATCTAGACTATGTATTTGTTAGATTCTATAGCTCTTCTACTAATTATTATGAAATTAGATATGCTGGAGACCCAGCAATTGGAAGCAAGATTAAACAATTAACTTTAAACAACTTGTACTCAAGTGGGTTTGGCGCTGGAACTCCAGACAACTCTTCAATAATTAAAGTATCGGTTGGAGCAAAAGCAAAATCTTCAGGCTCAACAAATGTATTATTTGATGGGCTTAGAATTAATGATGAAGATTCATTTAGATCAGATTATGGTCTTATTAGCAGATCTGTTCTTACAGACCCAATAATAAAATCAATCGGAAGACAGATGGATATAGAATATAGATTAGGGTTAAACTTCTAAAATGCCAACGACAGCTTCTTGGAAAGGATATACTCCGCCAGATTTAGAAAAAACTACAACACAATCAGCGGATGCTGCTAAATCTGCACCTACAGGATCTTACGATAAAATAATTAGACTTCCTCTTGTTAAAGACAAGAAATACAGATTTTGGTTTACATACTTATATGAAGATGCAGAAACAAAAGAATTAACTGAAGGACAGCGTTCTCCAATTGTAGAGCTTGGATTTGATATTCCAAACCTAACTAAGCCAGTTATAAATTTAAGCATAACTGCATCATACAGAGCGTATGGAATTAAGTTTGACAATGATCCATTAAGCATACAAGAAGATGTTGTTGTTTATGAAAGCTTGTCTGCTGATTTTTCTGCTCCATATATTGTTTATGTAGGAAATTCTACTAACATAACAATCCAGACTGGGAGTACGGCACAAAGATGGGTTAAGGTTGTAGTTAGAGATAAGTGGCTTGATACAAATAGATCAGAGTCTCCTATATTAACAGTTACTCCTCTTAATCCAGATCCAGATACTACCTACACTGTTGCAAACCCAACAAGCACTTCTGCGTCAGCATCAATTGATCCAAAAGATTTAAGCGGATTTAGCGTAGCATCAAACATAACATGGGCGGTAGCAACAGATACAAAGACAGCTGGGTATGCACTAAGATGGTCTACAACAAACCCAGCAACGGGCACACCACTGTGGGAGTATGCTTCAGTTTCTGGTAGAACAACCAATACCTACAGCGCAACGGGATTAATTCCAAATACAACATATTATTATCAGGTTGCAGCAAAAACACCTTACGACACCACTAACTGGACTGGCGCAGCAACAAGCACATTTATAGCTTCAGATGCAGATGGAACAGCAGCAGGAGCTCTTGCAAGACTTAAATCTTTTATAGCAATCGGCGGAGCAACCCAAGACCTTTTTAAAATAGGAACAGGAATTGCTCAAAGCATTAATTTAAATACAGAGCCTTTAGCAAGCCCAACATTAACAGCAGGAACCTATCACGGAATTTTATTAAACAAGTCCACAACAAATGTTGGTAATAATTTTTGGCTAACTACAGGACAATTTAGAGTAGGAAACTCTAGCGAGTTCCTTTATTGGAACGGTACTGACCTCTACCTAACTGGAAGCATTGAAGCTACTGGAGGCAAATTTACAGGCAACGTTCAGCTTGCAATTCCAACAGGAGGCACTACAAGCGGAAGCCTTTATGCAGGAGCATCCGCAACATCAGGAGCTCGCTTAAGATTAAATAGCGAAGGCCTATTTGCGTATAACGGACTAGTCACAGATGCAACAGTTTCAATTACAAAAGACGGAACGATTGATGCTCGTAAGGGATATATCGGAGGATGGACAATTGATGGAAGTGCACAAACTACAGGAACTATTTCAAAAAACAATACCATTTTAGATAGTAATGGTAATATTTCAGTTGGAGATAAAACTGGAACATTGGCATCTGCAGTTAGATTAAGCGCAACAGATACAACTTATCGAATTTGGGTTGGCTCCACATCATCATCAAATGCTCCTTTCAGAGTTTCTACAACTGGAGTTCTAACAGCAGCAGGAGCTATATTTACAGGCTCTCCACAAATTGAAGGATATGCAAAAACAACAGATCTAACAGCTCTAAGCACATCGCTAAGCACCTCGGTTGGAGCAAAGAATGCTACATTTGCACAAGCAACTACACCTACTGCAACAAAGGTAGGAGACATATGGATCGACACTGGCCAGGGTAATATAATAAAAACTTGGACAGGATCTGTATGGACACAAAGAACTGATACTTCATATGCAACCAAAGCAGCTGTAGACGCAAAGCTAACTGCAGGTGGGTATCTTGTTGCTAATGCTGAAAATCAAGTTACATCTATAACATCTAATGGTATTACAATAACTTCAACAGGGTTTAAGATAAATACAGATACTACAGCTACAGCAGGTGCAAATATGGTTATATTAAATAGCCAAGGCATTGCTTCGTATAACAGCGCTGGAGCAGTAATGTTTTCAATCAACTCCAATGGAAACGCAGTATTTAACGGAAATATATCTGGAGCAAGTGGAACATTTGGTGGAAGACTAGCTGTAAATACATCATCAGATACAGCTGCATATATTGATTCAGCAGGAAGCCTAAGCGGAGTAACTGGATTAGTTGTAGGATCAATTGGATTTAAAAATACATCTATTGGAGGATGGACATCTCATTGTTATCCATACATGCCAGGCGCTCCAAATATTGATCTGGGAACAAGAACATACAGATGGAATGACTTAAGAATGAGCGGAAACCTAATGGTTGGACACTCAGGTGCAGATAATGATGACAACGGAACTACAGTAAAAACTAAACTACTTTCTGGCGGAAATATATACGCTAATGCATTAGGTACGGCAACTACCGCAAACTTTATAACACAGTCAAGCGGATTTTTAAGAGTAAACACATCTTCAAGTAGAAGGTACAAAACTGATATTGTTGATATAGATACCATAGACGCATTAAATCCAGAAAATCTATTAAATATTCCAGTTAGAGCCTTTAAATATAACGCAGAGCACCTTTCGGAATCTGATCAAAGATTCGGAGTCCTAATGCCTGGATTTATAGCAGAAGAAGTTGAATTGGTATATCCATCTGCTGTAGACTATAATGATGATGGAACCCCAGAGAGATGGAACACAAACATTATAATTCCAGGAATGCTATCTCTAATACAAAAACAAAGCCTGGAAATCATTAATTTAAAACAAAGACTTGACGCTATAGGTGCTTAATGGTATCCTTGATCTAAATAGAAAAGGAATAAAATGGATAAAGTAGAACTAGTAGTACAGGCATTACAGCAAAGAATTGGCGAGGTCGTCTCACAATATGAGACTCATATTGCTGTTCTTCGTGCTGAGATTACTCAGCTAACAATAAGAATTCAAGAAATGGAAGCTCCAAAGGAGCAACCAGAGGAGTAAAAATGGTACAACTTACACCAACCAAGATATCAGCAGGAGATCCAGTAACCTCTGATTTGATTGCTGCAATGATTCAAAATATAAATCTTCTTGCAGCACCCGCAGCACCTACTGTTATTAATATACAAAACGCTGGTGCCAATACTCCACCAGCTGCAGTATCTTCTACAATAGTTGCTATTGCAGGAAGTAAGGCAATAAAGTCTGCAGGCGCTGGTACTACAACTACGGTATCTTTTGGAAAGAATGTTGAATTTACTTCAACTCCCAATGTGTGGGTTCAGATAAATACAATTGGACAAACTTCTCCATCCTGGGCAAACTCACAAGTTTTTCCACAAATAGAAAGTGTAACCTCAACAAGTGCAGTTATTAGATTTAGAACTGCTACTGCAAACACTACAGTTAAATATACATTGTTTGCTGCAGGAACATTAGTTACAAAATAACCTCTTGACAAGCTAGGCCAATATGTTACAATAAATGTAACATCAAAGTCACGTACCCGTGACTTTTTTACGTATTAAGGTAGACAATGAGCAACGATTTAAAATGGATGCTTTCATCCGATCAGCAGTTTCCGTATCAAGATGACAAGATGATTGCCCTATGGTTTAAAGTAATGAAATGGTTTAAGCCAGACGTTGTTGATTACCTAGGTGATACAGATGATCAGGCGTGTTATAGCAAGTATACAGAAGGAAGATCTGCAGAGTTCTTAAATTATCATAAGACTGAAAGCGGAGATTTAATTGTTCCAATGATGCGTCATGAAGCAAAGGGCGCTAGAGACTTCTATGCAAAGACAAGAGAGATGCTTCCAGATGCTCAACTGTTTTCTGCATTAGGCAACCATGACATTAGAGTCTTTAATTATGTAGATGCCAAGCTTCCAGAGTATATCAGTGAGGTTACACCAGAATCTTTATGGAGTCTAGACTCTTTGGGGTATGAATATATTTATTATAATGAACTACCTAAGCGACGCTTTGGAGACATACACGTACACCACGGTCTTTCAATTGCAGCAACAGGATCAGTTAGAAAAGATGTAGAAGACCTACAGGTTTCTTTAATTCGTGGACACTCACACAGAATTGCTTCCCATATGGTAACATATGAACTTAGAAACAACGGCGAAGGAGAAACGCTTCGTGGATATGAAATCGGTCATATGTGTGATGAAAAGAGTGATGGAATGAAATACAGTCAGCATCACGACTGGCAAAAGGGATTTGCGGTAGCACATATTGTTAACGACTATCCTCATATTCAAATGATTCATATTGCACCAGACTACTCTTGCGTTGTAGATGGAAAGTTGTTTACTTTATAATGTGGTGTGGAAAATGTAACGGTAGAGTTTTTGTAGATAGAGTTTTTTCTCAGAAACTACATATGGAATTATTCTGTATCATGTGCGGCAAACGCTGGATGTGCAATAAGGAAACGAGTGCTTTCGGAAAATGGCTAGATCAAAAAGAGACAGCAAACCAAAAGTTTTACGGTATTTCTTCTTAAACGATAAAATACACAAGGTGCTAAGCTCATCTAGATCCAAGGATGAGATAGTTGCTTGGTGCTACCCAGATAAAAAAAGAGTTATGTATCCATACTCTCAAGTTAAAAAGAATATGGAGACGGCATATACAATCGTACAAGTATCTGCTATGCTGAATAAACATAGAGTTACAATACAGGATTATATTTTAGAGGGTAAAGTAATTACTCCAACTAAAATATATCCAATAGGAGAACCAGACAGCCAATACTGGTCTAAGTATATGTTTAATCAAAAGAACATACTTGACATACATCAGCATATATTAGACTCAGGGCATTCTTCTGAGCTTCCTTCAAAGGCAGAATTATTGGGGCTTCTCAAAAACAACTTTATATTGTATACTAAAACAGATGAAGGAAAATTCATTCCAATCTGGAAGGCGGAGTAATGGCTGAAATGGCACAGTACACACTTGAGACTGGCGCTGCAAAAAAGCGTAAGCGTGAAGCAGAAGTCGAGTACTGGAATTCTTTAAACGGTCCAGTTGTTGTTACCAAAGTTGTTGGTGACAAAGATGGCAAGTAGCCGAATAGTAATATGCCCTGAATGCAATAAAGAACTTGAAGTACGATCTGATTTTGCACACATAACATTATCTAACCATATTAAGAAGGAGCACAAGTGACAACGAAGGTAAAGGTTGACCTATCATTTACTAGAAATCTAGGAAACTATGAGAGCATTAAAATTGGAATAGGCATTGAAGACGATGTCCGCCAAGGTGAGACGGTTGATGCTGCAACAGAAAGAGTATATGCTTTTGTTGAAAACAAGCTTATTGAAAAGACGCAAGAAGTAGAAGAAGAGCTAAAGCGTGGCAAATAGCAAAGAGCCTTATATCCTTTTGACTCTGTATCAGAATCTATATAAGGATAAATACAATAAGGCTGTGACAATTAATAAGTTCCGTGAAAAGTGGGCTATGCAAGATGTCATTGATAGTGTAGGATATACTCGTGCAAAAGAATTACTAGAGTATTATTTTGGGCTAACTAAGAATGGGCACCCACTTCAATTCTTCTTTTATAATTTTGACAAGATGGATTTAGTAAAGACTGAGATTGAAAAGGATAAAGAAAAGCGTCGTTTGTTACTGGAAGAAACGAAGAAGATGGTAGAGCAAGGCGGAATAGAATGAATACAGAAGCAACATTAATATCTGCTGTATGTAAGAATAAAGATATCAGTACGCTACTAGCAGACAATGTAGACGATCTATTTACCTCCCATAAAGATATTTGGGAAGGCCTAAAGTCATATTATTATAAGTTTAAGGCTGTCCCAGAAGTTGGGATCCTTCAGGAAAAGTTTAAAGACTTTGAGCCAGTAGAGACAAAAGCCGAGACGGGTTATTATTTAGACACACTTAAGAATGAATTTTTGTCTGCAAAGCTAAAGAACATTTTATTAAAAAGCGGCTCAGCATTAAAAGAAGATGCAGCCTCAAGAGTACTAGAACAAATGCAAAGCCAACTTGCTGGTCTAAGCCGATTTACTAATAACGTAAGAGACTTAGATATTACAGATGCGGATGCTGCAATTAGGCATATGGAGTTGCTTCGTGTTAGGTCTGCCGAAATGGGTGGTTCTCCAGGCATCAAGACGGGCTTTGAGGCCATAGATTTGGCATACCCAACAGGTATGGCTCCAGGACACCTAATCGTCGCTATCGGCTGGCCAGGGCGTGGTAAGACATGGTTTACTTCATACCTTGCCTGTAAAGCCTGGGAACAGGGATTTAAGCCAATGATTGTTTCCCTTGAAATGTCTCCAGAGAATATGCGTGACCGTATTTATACTATGCTAGGCTCTGGATTATTTAAAGCTTCTGATTTTTCAAAGGGTGATATTAATATAGATGACTTCCGTTCGTGGTCACAGAAGAAGTTCGAAAACAAGAACAGCTTTATTTTGATTTCAAACGAAGGAAATACTGAAGTTACTCCAGCAACTATTCAAGGCAAGATAGATCAGCATAAGCCAGATTTAGTTATTCTTGATTACCATCAATTGTTTAATGATAACAAGCGAAGCAATTCTGAAGTTGAGCGTAACCGAAATGTCTCTCGTGAATTTAAGATGCTGGCAGTATCTAACAATATTCCAATTATTGATATTACTGCTGCTACTGCAGACGATGTGTCGGATCAAGACAATCCTCCTATGATGTCTCAGGTAGCTTGGTCAAAGGCAATTGAATATGATGCCGATATGGCTATGGCAGTGCATCGATATCCAGGAACTAACATGATTGAGATTGTTTCACGCAAGAATCGACATGGACACGATTTTGGTTTATACTTAGATTGGGATATCAATAGGGGTATCGTCAAAGAGATTTATGAGAATCCATTCCAAAATAATGAATCACAAACCGATAAAAAGATTTCAGGTTAGAGTTGAATTTCTAGACGACTCTGATATGGTTCGTATTAAGCATCAATATGAAAGTATGCTTACGCACCAGATGAGAGATAAGGGATATCTTAGGGTACTTGACATAGATACTAACTTTTCGGTAGAATTTGACGGTACAACATGGGTGTTCTTAATGACACTCTATGGAACATATGTGGGAAAGAGGAAGGCATGGCACTCAGAAGCAATTACGCAAGGAAAGCTGATTCCACGCAGTACGCTGTCTCGCAAGTAAAAGCAATTGTAAAAGCTCTAGGGCTACACGAAACTTCAGAGGCAAACAATAACCTATTAATGTATTGCCCGTTTCATTCTAATAGACATACGGCAAGCTTTAGCATTAGTTGTGAGAACGGAGCGTGGCTCTGCTACAACCCAGCATGCGGAGAGTCTGGAAACCTTGTTGAGTTAGTTAAAAGAATCTTGCACAAGAATGATTTTGAGGCCCTTAGATTTATCGGGTCTAAGCAAAACGAAGCTCTAGAAAACTTTGACGAATTGCTATCTGGGCTAATGGAAGAGAAACCAGACTTTGAAGAGTTCCCACAAGAGACTCTTGATAAACTATACTCTGAGATTTATTCAACGGAAGAAGGCAAAGATTATTTTAAGTCTAGGGGTATAGAGTCACAATCAATTATTGATTTTAATCTAGGATACTCAAAGAATATGGGGATGGTTACTGTACCAGTTCACAGCCCAGACGGAATTGCAATTGGAATTGTTGGCAGATCTATCGAAGGAAAATCTTTTAAGAATAGTACAAATTTGCCTAAAAGCAAAACGATATTTAATATACATCGTGCTAAAAAAATTGGCAGTAATGTCATAGTAGTAGAGTCCAGCTTTGATGCAATCCGTGTGCACCAGGCTGGCTTTCCTAATGTTGTAGCCACTCTTGGAGGATCTTTGTCCTCAGAGCAGCAAAGGCTACTAAATAAATATTTCAGCACAATTGTAATAATGACTGATGCTGATGAGGCTGGGCGTGAGCTTGGCCTAAGTATTGCAAATAGATTAAATACAAAAGACATCTTGTGGGCTTCCTATGACTATGGTAAGATATACCCTCATGACGCAAAAGATGTAGGAGATATGACGGATCAGGAAATACAGCAATGTATAAAAAATTCTGTTTCTCATATTGAATATGTCAGTTGGTAATGCTATACTAATAACACAGATGGATTTACACCATCAACTATAAACTAAGGAGATACAATGGGTATCGTTAAAGGACTAAAAGGCCTAAATAAGGTCATGGATGCACCGCAACACTCAAGCGGAGATGGAGTGAAGGCTCGTTGGGCCAAGTTAGAAGATGCAGAAAGCGTGAAGGTTCGTTTCCTTCAAGAGCTTGATCCAGATTCGCCAACATACAACGAAAAGAATGGCTTAGGCTTTATTGCCGTAGAGCACACAAATCCAAAAGACTATCGCCGTAAGGCTTTATGTTCTATGGAGGACCAAGGTAAGTGTTACGGATGTGAACAGCATCGTAAGGACTATAAGGCTGGGTGGAAAGGTCGTTCACGACTTTATACAAACGTTCTTATTGATGACGGCAAAGAAGATCCATACGTGGCAATTCTTTCTCAAGGTTCAAGCGGAAAGACAATTACACCTACACTAATTGAATACGCAGGAGAAATGGGTTCAATCACAAATCTAATGTGGCGTATCAAACGTTCAGGAACAAAGACGGACACAAGTTATACAATCATTCCACTCGCAAAAGATGAATCACCATTTGATTCATCATCACTCGAACTGTACGATTTGGAAACAACTGCAGTTCGTGACCTACCTTACACAGAGCAAGAAGCATTTTTTGCTGGTGAAGGCGGACACACAGAAGAAGCTTCTGCATCAAGCAGCAGCGTAGACTGGTAAATTAATTAGTTAGGGGCAGTCTATTGACTGCCCCTATTCTATTTAGTAGACTGTTAATATGAACACATACGAGATACCAGATCCTTTTGATACTTTTGTAGCAAATAAGTATAAAGACTATAAGGGAATGCTGTATGATTTCTTTGCAAGAGAATGGCACTTGAAGGCCGCATGTTGTGGCGAAGACCTTTATGCACCAAATAAAAAGACTATGACTAAGATAAGACTTTATCATACAAGAAATGAATGCATGGGCGGATATTAATGAGCTTTACACACCTACACGTTCACTCCTATTATTCATTAATGGATGGACTAAATTCACCTAAAGAATTATGCCAAGCAGCACTAGATGCTGGGCAAACTGCGATTGCAATTACAGACCATGGTACTCTCTCGTCACACAGAGATATGCAAATTGCCGCAAAGGAAACTGGCATTAAGCCAATTCTTGGTGTTGAGGCGTACATTTCTCCAACCGATAGGTTTGATAGATCATCTAAAACAGATAAGTCTATTCAGGCCTACAACCATATTATTTTGCTAGCGAAAAATAAAAAGGGGTTGGAGAATATAAATATTCTACAAGAACTTGCTTGGAACGAAGGCTTTTATCATAAGCCACGTATTGATAGAGAAGTTTTAAATGATTATAGCGAAGGTATTATCGTTCTCAGCGGATGTCTTAATGGACTCATTAGTAAGGCTATCGATAAAGGTAACATGGAGGAAGCAGAACTTCTTCTCAAAGGTTTTAAACAA